AGTGATCGGCATACCAGTTCTTTCTTCCCACATCACAGCATATCCTGCCATCTGTGCAAAGTAATTAGATATCTTATCTGCAGTTTTAACTCGACGAGATGTTTTGAAATCTATAATAGCGGGAACACCATCGAATACACCGACGCAATCACACCGACCAGCCACCCCAAGATAACGACTATAAAGAGGAACCTCAAGACCATATATTTTAGTAATGCTTTCATCAAGTATTGGACGAATATTTTCGAGACTTTGTTTGATATGTGGTAAAAATTTTGTAGTATCTTCATTGAGTAAATACTTCTCCAGTATCGAGTGAACTAATGTACCACGTGTTGAAGCACGATGACTTATTTTATTTGCTTCTTCTTCACCCACACGCATACGCCATGCGGAGATATATTCTTCACTTAGTATGTTTAGAACTGTTGTAATGCTAGGATAACGACTACCATCAGGAGTAACATAAGTGCGACCTGATGGTTGTGTATCTGCAACCAAGTCATCATATCCAATATCAATCTTTTCATGTATAAACTCTTTCATATTTTGATTGTACTATCTTTGCCCGAACCTTCTTTAATTCTTTTTAAATTATCTTTCCAACCATCATCTGTTTTGGAAAGGAGAGATCCTGTACCTGTAACTATTTTAGGAAACACTGGGACTAGTTCAATATCATCATTAAGTCTTTTTTTCATTTCGTCATAAGGGCATGATACTTGTGAAGTTTCACCAGTTTTTTTATTGTGCAGCGTATAAATCGGCATATTTGAACCACTCTGGAACTGAACGCTTTGACCACTTCATATCAAAACGATGTTGTTTAGTTTGATAAAATGCACGATATGATTCAACAGGATCATCAAACATACATTCAGGATTTGATTTCATAGCAAGTTGAAATTTTGTCATTTTACCTATAGGAATATTTTTTGGTAGATTTGATAGATTGCCTCTTAATTCTAAATCTGTTTTATGAAGTTTACTATATCTGTATGTATACTCATCACAAAGTGCTGCGAAATGTCTATAATGCCACATATAATTTTCTGAAGATTCCATGGTCCACACAGTGCAAGGATGACCAGTATGAACTGTTCTATATAAAACATCTTCTAATGGATTGCTGTATAGTTCCCAATATTTTGACATGGTTTTACCCGATACTGATTTTCTTCGAGTAAGCACTCCATCAAGAATGCGATGAGCAGTAGATAACATTTGAGCAGACTCTACTACCATTTTAGGAACATGTTTATCGCATTGCTGTTGTGCTGCTTTTACTGGATCTGTTGATAAGACAAATATATTCATGATTTATTTCTCTGTTTTTTTAACACTTAAATATTATAACATATAAACGATATTTTGTAAACTATTATTTTTTGTTTTAAATTAAAAATCAGGGAGACTAACTCCCTGACCTTTATTATTGTAAGAACTGCATTAGTATCGTACAAGATTTATCTACCTCCTGGGGGTACGATGATATATGATTTGAGTTTCTCTGGTTTGCCCTTCGTTATAAAAGTCTTTAACAATCTCTCTAACTGGACTAATACCATAATTGCGTTTCTCCGTTTAGTGTTAAAATTTAAATAAGACTACAGGATCAATCTTTTAGTAATCCAGGAAATGCCTCCTTTACTACGTTTTTCGAAATACCTTCTATCGGAGTCTTATTCACCATGTTTATAACAAGTTGGGCATCCTCTGGATGTACTCCCTCTATCAAACCGATGAAAATTTTTTCACGTTTGACTGCAGGCATTTTAGATCCTGGTCCATTCTTCGTGAAATATTTAAACTGTGTATTTACTCTGAAAAGATTTGTGGCATGGTTATGCCCATCTGACTTCGTGTATGGTGGTTCTCCTTTGGGGAGTATCCACTCAACTGTGCTATCGAGAGTTCCTCGTAGGATATCTTTGAGTGCCCATGACTCATTATCTCGTAACACTTTAACTTTATCTGTTTCGCTAGTTTTCTTTACTACTTCTTGCAAAACTTCATAGACATATTGTTTCATTAAATAAACTCCTGAACACTTTCAATCAATTGGTTCATTTTTTTGGAAACAAGATATGGGAAAACTTTACTTTTATTTTTCCAAGGATCTTGTTCCTCAAAGTTATTTATAATTTCTTTCTTTAAATTGATTGGTGTTTCTGTTAAATCAATCAAAACTTTATTTCTACAATAATTACGATACCACGATGCTGCATATAATAATTCACCCTCACCTATATCTTGTATAATAGCATCCATTTTCTTCTTTGATACAGGTGTTTGACGTCGACCTTCTGTAAAAGTTTTATCATCAGATAGAACATTAGGGACACCATCACCAGAGTCTCCTTTTAATATTTTTATTAAAAGGTTAAGTCTTGGATTATCATCTACGACCTGTGCCTTTTTGAGAGGAGAGAACTGTTTTACATTATCATATTTTTGTAATTGTTTAAAGTCACCGTCAGAGGAAACGATCATAACATCTTCTAAATTACCAAACTCTTGGGTTCGTTCTACTAGTGTTCCTATTATATCGTCTGCCTCACATCCTTCTAGATGTATTACTTTATATGGAAAATTTTCTCGTATCTCATCTTTTATTAGATGCATGATGCGGAATGCTTCATTCCAATCAAAGTCAGACTTGTCTCGATTTTTCTTACGATTTGCTTTATACTCAGGATAGTGACCTCTCCTCCAGTTATTCATGCCATCGCAGGCAAGAATCATCTCACCATAATCTTTTTTGAATTTTTGATTATACATTCTTAATGTATTGAGAGTCATATGTCTAACCATACCCTCATCTAGTTCTCTATTGACGATGATACTTGCTAAACAAATACCACTATAATCAACTATTATCATTAATATAATTCCCCTATCTCATTTACTGGTACTAATTTTTCCCAAGCCCAAATTAGGTTATCAACCTTGATATCATAATTATTTTCTAACTCATCTTTATTTTTTATGAGATATTTTATTTTTGAATTAGGCGTATCTAGAGATTGAAATTGAAGGTAGTGAACCGCAGTTAATACTAAATCCATAATATAGCTCCTTTTTTTATTGGATACAACTATTGTATCATACTTTTACATAAAAGTAAAGAACTTTTTTTATTTTATTTTGAAATTATTTTTTAAATTATTGATATGTTTAGAGTGTATCTTACAACCTATGAACTCGTTGTAATAATCATCTCTTAAAAGAACATCAAATGTGAATTGAAGTTTTGCTTCCATATAAGACATTTCACCTTTAGTCTTACATAGATGAAGAATTACTCTTTCAAATCCGTCTTGTCCTGATTCTTCCACGAGTCTTTGTAATACCACGTTTGATCCGTAGTATTCTCGCCAGTCGGATTCAACTCTTGTTTTAACACGTCGAGATCGTCTGCTATTTTTCGGAAGAGTTTTTGGACGCCAGAAATTTTTCTTTCCAATATATTTTTTATTTGTTGACAGTTCTCTGATCTCATATACAAATCCTTGATACTCCTCTGGTGTTTCATTAAATTCTTTATTATTGTAATACCACATAAAAGTATTTATTCTTCATATTCTATCCTATCACTCATGATGACTGGTTCTGCTCTCCTACCACATAATGGACAAAAGTCAGGTGGGTCGTAAGAGTGTACAACAGTACCTATGCCACACTCTTCACAATCTATTTCCCAATCATCCATTTGCTAATGCTGCTTCTTTTTTTTGCATGAACACTTTATCACATAGAGAGTGCCAACTCATACAATATTCTGTGATTGATCGACCACAAGAACATTTTCTTTTTTCGGTCTGCTCAATTATTTCTGATCTATTACAACTACAGATATCATTACTACGCAAACATATACAACTTAATTCAGACATTTACTATTTTCTCCAAAAGTCTATAAGCCAATATTTCTAGTTTGCGATCGTCATCACAATAAAACCATTCTCTGATTTCATCTTGAGAGCGACCGCATCCTATACAATATCCTTCTTCTATAGAACAAACTTTGACACAAGGTGAAGGAACATTAGAAGTCGATTTCACAAGCACCACCAGCACATGCTGCTGCAGCAAGTGTATCGACATCAACATATTTTTTTGCTGTTAAATCATTTTTCCATTCAATTGGTTTTAGATTTTTTTGAATCTTATTCCATTTATGAAGTAGATATGCATCTTTAAGGCAATGTTCTGCTTTAGTTGTATCACCATTTAGATAATTATTTGCAAAGTTTTCAAACCTTCGCACCCAATCTCTTTTCATAGCATTTTCAGAATCATCAAGTGATAAGTCTTCACCAAATCCTTTAGCAGTCATACATGCATCCCATAAATTTCGGAAACACTTGAGTGCATCTACGACCATACCTGATGCAAAGACTGCAGCAGTATCATACTTTTTTACCATTTCTTTTGCAGTAATGACTGCTGTGTTTGGTGCTTGATTATAATCTTTGTCACCAGACATTGATAAAAATGAAATACCTGCAAACGAATACCTATTTTCAAAGACATATTTTTCTACTTCATCCCAGTCATCCACAATAATTGTATTTGACACGTTATGCCGTATTCCTTCATCTGCACAAAGTTCTTCATTTGTGCCTTCGTTGACCCAATACTTTTGTGCTAATTTTACTTTTTCAAGATGCGTGACACCAAGTAAATCATCTTTGAGTATCGATTCTTTATGTGGTATAATAGGAAATGAAACAACAACATCTGTTCCACCCTGAGACCATACTGACTCTTCAACCATCCAAGGGTTTGATTTTTGTATTGCTTGAGTTATTTCAGACTCTTTGTTCATCTGAACATTACGAATGTACATATCAGAATGCTCAGCATGAATACCAGAAGCAGTTTGTAGTAAGACCGAAGCATTACCTGATGGTTTAACACAAGTCGTTCTAGCCGCTGCATTGATTCCAAGTTTTTCTGATAGATCTTTATTAATTTCTTTGACAATCTTTGCTCCTTTTTCTAACACTTTAGGATCAAATAGTATCTTAGGATTATTCATCCATCCTGTTATTGAAACACCAAGTAGTGCTTCTCTATCAAATATTTTTTTAGAAGTTTCATCAAGAAACTTGAAGTCTGTGTACCCTGCTTGTAGAGTACCGAGGATAGATGCTGCTCGGCATGCCTTGTAAAAATCTTCCTCAGTATTGCACATGCCACCATTGATCTCTGTCAGATTACAACCCTGCCATCCAGACTTGTTACCAAGTTTTGGAAACATACCAATCTCAACACATGGATTAGTTGTATGTTCTGTAGATTCAACGAAGACAAATCCTGGCTCCCCAAACTGTTTGACTGATTCCATAATCTTGCCAAATTGCTCGGGTGAAGTTTTATCTCTCACAATCACAGCAGAATTGTTTGATCTGCCACGTTGTGGATTATCCATATACCAACTTCCTGTTTTAGCATTCATCATCTCTTCATCGTCTGGTGAGAAAAGACAAATAGTTGCTGATCGACGAACACCACCAGATAAGACAGCATCTGCTGCATGCATAGTGATATCATATACATCAATTGGTTTTATGTTTGTTGGTTCTTTGGAATCTATTACAATACCTTGGAGTAAATGTTCAATTTTATCAAGTGATCGACGAAGACCATTTGGTCCAGGTGCTTTAAACCCTCCAGAAATTTTTGATCCTTTTGGTCGTATCTGTGATAAATCAAAATATACTCTTCTTCCTTCATACTCTGGATATTTACCACCACCGACAAAGAAAGAAGACATTAAAACATCAAGTGCTGATGCCCATCCCTCTATCGAATCTTCTACGATATAACCTTTTGCTTGTTTTGTTCTTTGTTGTATTTTTGGTAATTTTTTGATATGATGTTTTTGTACAGAAAAACCTGCACCTGCACCACACAATAAAATATAAAATACTTCACCAAAAAATGCTGGTCTGTCAGCATATGATGAAGTACAGTTATACATTCTCATCTGATGTTTTAATAATTGATCACCGCCAAATTGTAAAGCACGTTGAGCACCAAGAACTCTCTGCTCCTTATATGCTGTTCTTGCTTCTTCGAAATATCCTGCTAATTCATTTCCTTTATTTTTATAATATCCTTCGTGCATATCGATAACACGAT